CTGGGAACCGCGTCGTCGTCGATATCGGCGACTTCACCGCGATCCCGGATATGGATTCCAATCAAGCCGATCCCCGAATTCACGCAGAGATCATGGTCGATAAGATTCAGACCATCCTCGAAGGGAAGGCAGATTCAGACGTTTCCTCCTATTCGATCGCCGGTCGAAGCCTCACGAAGATGAGTTTCCAGGAACTGGTCGATGCGCGTGATTACTATAAGCGCGAAGTCGTCGCCCATAACAACCGCGAACTGGTGAAGCGTGGGAAGAAAAACGGCGCCACTGTACAGGTGAGGTTCTGATATGGGCATCTTCGACCAGCTATTTCGGAAGCCCAAGAACGAAAAGCCGAAGATGATGAAGCGGCAATTCGCGGCAGCCAATGCTGGTCGCCTGTTCTCAGATTTCCCTGGTTCCGACCGCTCGGCAGACTCAGAGCTCCGCCCGATCATCACCCGGATGCGGAGCCGTTCCCGCGATCTCGCCAGGAACAATGAGTACGCGAAACGCTATCTCAACCTGATGAAGATCAACGTAGTCGGGGATCGTGGCTTTACCCTTCAGGTGAAGCATACGGACCCCCGTGGTCGCTTAGATCAGGAAGGTAATCAAGCCGCCGAGAGCGCCTTTAAGGCGTGGGGTCGGATGGGTCGCTGCACCGTTGACGGGAAGATGAGCTGGCTCGATGTGCAAAAGCTCGCCATCGAAAGCCTCGCCCGTGACGGTGAGGTCTTGATCATTAAGCATCGGGGAAATTCGTTCCACGATTCCTTCGCTCTGGAGTTTATCGAACCCGATCAACTCGACGAAGAGAAGAACGAACAACTCCCTGGGGGGAATGAGATTCGGATGGGTGTGGAGCTTGATAAGTTCAAGCGCCCCGTGGCCTATCACATCAAGACCTATCACCCTGGGGACTATGATTACACCGCCTTCCGAATGAACCAGCAGCACCGTCGAGTTCCTGCTGATCGCGTCATTCACGCCTTCATTCAGTTACGGGCGGGGCAGACTCGCGGAGAGCCCTGGCTCGCTGCTGCGATTCCTGCTCTGAAGCAACTCCACGCATTCCGGGAAGCCGCCGTGATCAACGCTCGGATCGGCGCCTCGAAGATGGCATTTATCACCACTCCCGCTGGTGATGGCTTCATGCCTGATGACATTGTGGATAACGTCCCCCAGATCGACGCGGAGCCTGGAACCTTCCACGTTCTCAGTCAGGGACAGACCATTGAGAAATTCGATACCGCCTTCCCGAGTAACGAATTTGCCGATTTCCATAAGGGGGTTCTGAAGGGGGTCGCCTCTGGTCTGGGTGTTTCCTATACCAGCTTGGCGAATGACCTCGAAGCCACCTCTTACTCTTCGATCCGCCAAGGCGCCTTAGAAGACCGGGATCAATACAAAGTGATTCAGAAGTTCTTCTTGGATCACATCGTTCTCCCGATCTATGAGGCATGGCTCGGATCGGCGATGGAGGTAAACTCCTTCGGTGTTCCTGTTCGCCAGTTTGATCGGTTCCTTGATGCGTCCGAATTCCGCGCTCGCGGGTGGTCCTGGGTCGATCCTCAGAAAGAGATGAGCGCCGCCGTGATGGGAATGAAGGCTGGCATCCTCTCTCTTCAGGATGTGGCGGCTCAGTATGGGAAGGATGTGGAAGAACTCCTCTCCCAGATTCAGCGCGACAAGGCCCTCATGGCGGAGTTCGGCGTGAAGTACGCCCTCGAACCCTACAACGCCCAGCAGATGCCCGTTCAACCGGAGATCGATGATGGCGACGTATAAGGGAGTCGATATCGATACCTCTCCCACGGAGGGGATGGTCGAAGAGGCTCAAAAGGGCCTCGACTGGCGCGAAGAGTTTGGGCGCGGCGGCACTGAAGTCGGAGTGGCTCGCGCTCGGGACATTGTGAATCGTCGGAATCTGTCCATTGATACCGTGAAGCGCATGGCCTCCTATTTCGCACGTCATGAAGTGGATAAAGGGGCGGAAGGGTTCCGACCTGGCGAAGAGGGCTACCCCTCGGCAGGAAGAATAGCGTGGGCGCTTTGGGGCGGTTCACCAGCACAGACTTGGGCGAACGCGATCATGGATCGGATCGACAATATCGACGAAGAGGATCGCAGCCTCGAAGAGATGCGCCCCTACCCTAACGAACACGCCGCCCGGATCACGGACCCCGATCAATACCAGGGGTTCCGTCGCATGAATGACGAACTGGGCGATGGAATTGATATAATTCTGGGAGTCAAAGACGGAACGTCTGAGATTCAGGCTATTCGCTTCGACGCTGAGAAGTTCACGGCAGACGAAGCGCGGCAATGGCTTGAGGAGAATGGTTATGAACCGATCCTCTTTGAGCCAGCAACGGAGGAACGAGCTATGCAACGCGCAGAGCCAGATGAGCTAGAAATCGGCGATTTCGTCGAATGGGAAAGCGCGGGCGGAATGGCTCGCGGCCAGATCGAAGAGATCGTTCGCGATGGTCAGATCGAAGTCCCGAATTCTGAAGTAGTGATCAACGGTGAGCCCGACGATCCCGCTGCTTTGATTCGCGTCTTTGATAGCGAAGGCAATCCCTCAGATGTGATGGTGGGCCATCGCTTCTCCACGCTTACGAAGATCGATCCCATCGAATCTGAAGAGATCGAACTGGAAGATTCGGAAGAGCGGAAGGCGAACGTCGAAGTCGTTCATCGCGCCCAGGATATGGAAGCTCGGGCGATCGACGAAGAGTCTCGCCGCGTTCGGATGAGCATTAGCTCTGAATTCCCCGTGGAGCGCAGCTTCGGGATGGAAGTCCTTGAGCATTCAGCGGAGGCTATCGATCTCAGCTTTATTAATTCCGGTCGGGCGCCCTTGCTGCTCGACCATGACCCCGAGAAACAGATCGGGGTGATTGAATCTGTCGAACTCGACTCGGAGGCACGGCGGCTCCGTGCTGTAGCTCGCCTTGGAAAGGGTGCGCTCGCCCGTGAAGCGTTCGGCGATATCGTTGATGGAATCAAATCGAACATTTCGATTGGCTACGCCATCAACAAAATGGAGCGAAAGGACGGGGAGACTTACGTCGCCAAGTCCTGGAAGCCCTTAGAGGCATCGCTTGTTTCTCTCCCGGCTGATCAGAGTGAAATCGGTATCGGTCGGAGCGGGCAAGTTCCTCACATCACCGTAACGTCTAACGATCAGGAGGGTCATCAAATGACCGATCAAATCGATGTGGCGGCAATCGAGGCGCAAGCCCGCAAAGCCGCAGAGAAGAACGCTGCTCAGATTGTAGAACTGGGTCAGCGTCACAACCAAGGCGCAATGGCTCAGGAAGCCATCGCTTCCGGTCAGAGCGTGGAAGAGTTCCGTGGTGCGCTTCTTGAGAAGATTGGCTCGGACAAGGCCCTGGACAGCCAGGAAATTGGCCTGACCAAAAAAGAGCGTCAGCGGTACAGCCTGCTCAACGCTGTGCGCTACATGGCGAACCCCACGGATCGCAAAGCTCGCGAGGCTGCTGCCTTCGAACTTGAGTGCTCCGAGGCCGCTCAGCGCGCCTTCAATCAGTCCGCTCGCGGCATCCTGCTTCCCGCAGAGGTGATGCGGAACTGGAAGCGTGACCTGAACAGCACGGACGACGCTGCTCTCTTCACGGACGACTTCCGCGGGGGTGATTTCATTGAATCACTCGTCAACGCATCGTCCGTCATGCAGGCAGGCAGCACCGTTCTCCAGGGTCTGTCCGGCGATGTGAAGATTCCGCGTAAGACCGGCACCGCTTCCGCTGGGTGGGTCGCAGAAAGCACGAACGTCTCCGAGTCGGAGATGAGCGTGGGTTCCGTGACCATGACCCCGAAAACGGTCGGTGTTCACACGGACATTTCTCGCAACCTGCTCCTCCAAACCGCCGCGTCTTTGGATGTGGAAGCCCTGGTGCGCGCTGACCTCAGCCGTTCCATCGCTCTCGCCATCGACCTGGGTGGTCTTGAGGGTTCTGGCTCTTCCGGTCAGCCGACCGGGATCTTGAACACCAGCGGGATCAACACCGTGACTCCCTTCGCGGCTGCTACCCCGACCTGGGCTGAGACCATTACCCTGGAGACGGCTGTCGCAGAGGATAACGCTCTCATGGGCAACCTCGCTTACATCCTCCCCGCTTCACTTTACGGGGCGCTGAAAACTCAGCTCAAGGATTCGGGCTCCGGCCAGTTCGTTGTGGAACCTGGTGGCACGATTAACGGTTATCGCGCCATCGTTTCCAATCAAGCGACTGCTGGGAACCTCTACTTCGGCAACTTCGCCGATCTCCTCATGGGCTTCTTCGGTGGCCTCGATCTCTACCTGGATGAAAGCGCCCTGGCGCTCCAGGGTGGGTTGAGGGTAATCGCCCTCCAGTCAATGGACATCGCAGTGCGTCACGCTGTGTCCTTTGCTGTCGGGAATGACACTGTGTAAACCCTAACGGTGACGGCCCCCTTCGGGGGGCCTGATCCTTCGGAGAAGTGATGCGATATAAGGTTTTGAAGGGATGTGTCGCTGGCGGTCGGGCTCGACGAATGGGTTCGATCATTGAGTTAAGCGAAACGGAAGGTCGGAACTTGATGCTGATGGGTCGAGTGGCTCCTTACGATGAGCCCAAAGAGTCCGAGAATCGCAGCATCGGATTGGATGAAGAGAGCAAGCCCCGTCGAAGGGGTCGGCCTCGAAAGACTGAGGATTAAGGATGCCAGTCGAAACCGCAGATGATCGCGCCCTATTGCTCGCTGACTTTGGCGTGAGCGCGACCTTCACTCCCTCTGGGGGTGCGGGATCTGCTGTGACTGGGATTCTGGATAACGATTATGAGGCGGTCGATGCTGGAGGCTCTGTGAGCTTCGCTGTGACGCGCCCTCGGTTTGTGTGTCGGACTGCTGATATTCCCGCAGCAGCGGAAGGGGACACACTGGCGATCTCTGGGGTGACTTATGTGATCCGGGTCGTTATGCCTGACGGGACCGGGATGACCGAACTGATGCTGGAGAAGCCCTGATGGCTCACGTTCGGAAGCTCATTCGGGATAACGTGGAGACGACGCTGACGGGTCTCGCCACTACCGGCTCGAACGTCTACCAGACGCGAGTCTATCCCTTGGCGGAGGACAAGCTCCCAGGGATTGCGATCTTCACTAAGACTGAAGATACCGAATACGGCACGATCAACCCGCCGCGCACTCAGATAAGGACGCTGGTGGTCGCAGTGGAAATCTATGTGAAGGCGATCACGAACTTCGACGATACGCTCGACGCCATAAGTGTAGAGATCGAAGAGGCTCTTTATACGGATCGGACCCGTGGGGGTTATGCAAAGGACACTCGGATCACTTCCTTTGACGCGGACTTTTCGGGGGATGGAGATCAGCCCGTGGCTCGGGCGACCTTAGATGTTGAGGTCGAATACGTCACGATTGAAAATGACATGGAGACTGCGGCATGAGTGGTCTGGTGCAGATTGAAAAGGACGGGCATATCATGTTCGTCACGGAGCATAAGTTTAATTTTCTCAAGCCTCGGGGCTGGAAGCTGGCTAAGAAGTCAGCGCCCAAACCTGAGCCTGAGAGTGTCGAAGCGCCCAGTCCTGAGGAGGATGAATAATGGCGACTGTTACCGGCTCCAGCGGGAGCATCAAGGTGGCGACCAGTGGCGGATCAGTCGCTGCGGTCGCTGAAGTTCGTTCTTTCACGCTGGCCCGTGCGGCTGACGCGATTGAAGATACCGTGATGGGTGATACCCATCGCACCTATGCCCAGGGTCAGGGTAGCGCAACGCTGAGCGTTGATTGCTACTGGGATTCCTCGGATTCGACTGGTCAGCTTGTCCTCGATGAGCGCGCTTCC